GGTGGAAGCACAGGTGACTTCACGGCTGTCACTACAAATACTCTGACCGTCAACTCCTCTGCCGCTCTAAACCTCACAACTACCGCCAGCGCCACGTTTGCAACTCCTAGCCTTCCTCTTGTGCCAGAAGGCTACCTAACCATCACCATTGCCGGTGTGACAAAGAAAATACCCTACTACGGTGCTTAACATGGACAACCAGCAATTGTTCAACATGGTCATCGCAGCATCTGGCGCACTAGGCGGATGGATGCTCAAAGTCATCTGGGATGCTATCCGTGACCTCAAGTCAGACGTGCGTGACATCAGTCAGACCATGCACAATGACTTTGTACGCAGGGAAGATTTCAGTGATGCGGTCAAGCGCATTGAGTACATGTGCGAGCGCATCTTTGACAAGCTAGATGGGAAGGCCGACAAGTGAACATGGAGACCTTGTCCTACGTCCGTTTTGGGGACAGAGATGGACTGCAAGAGTTCTTGTTTGAGAACGGTGTGCAGCATCAACTGTTCTACGAAATCTTGGCTGACCGTGGACAGCTCATCACCAAGTACCCAATCACTGACGCAGACATCTCTAACCTTGATGACTGGCTTTTTGTTCACAATCAAGAGCATGAGGCTCTGGCATCAACGCTAGGCTTGGACAACCCGTTCCAGTTGCTCGATAGTGACTGGAATGTTGAAGATGATTTTTACGATTGGATCGGTGTGCATCAAACCATCCATCAACAGATAGCCGCTGCTTTGGGAGTGTGACATGGCAATAAACCCAAGTGACTTTGCAAAAACAACGACAGTTCCAGGCGCAAAAGAAGCGGTTTCAGGAATTCTTTTACAGGGACAAACTCTTGCTAGAAGAGACCCTGTTGCATTTTCGGAAGCTCGTGACAGAGCAACTCAAGTCGCAACGGAAGTTACGCAAAATCCAGTTGCGTGGGTTGCAAAGAGTGTTCTTTGGGGAGACATGAATCTTGCCTCCAAGCAGCTTGATTACCTCAAACAGAACAACTACAACTTTAACAATCTCAATCAAAACGAGCTAAATACTCACAACCTGACAAAGCAAATTCTTGATCAAGGAACAAGCGACAAGTGGACTGGTGAGGGATTTGGCAGTGCAGAGGCAAATGCACGAGAAATGGCAAAGATGTTGGCAGGCGCTGGCATCAAAGACATCAAGCAGTTCGGCGTTCTTCCAGACGGTGGATACGGCAACAAAGCAACCGGACAGGCGATAGACGCAAACTACACCCGTGCTGGTGGCAACATCTGGGGTGGAACTTTTACTGGCAAAAACTCTACGGGGTTTGGAGTTCAGTTCGGTCCTGACGGCACTCCGTACTTTTACACGCAAGAGGGTGCAAGTACGAGTGATATGGGAAAAATTGCTCCCGTCATCTCGCTGGGCCTCACCTTCTTCGCTCCTGGTATCGGTACTGCTATAGGGACGGCGCTAGGCGCTACTGGTACGGCTGCTTCTGTTATTGGCAGCGCAATCGTACAAGGCACGTTGTCTGAGATTCAGGGCGGTGACTTTGTTGATGGTGCTATCAGAGGTGCTGTCACTGCCGGTGTTGCCCCCGTAGTTGCAAACACGGTTGGAACAACTGTTGCCAACTTGATGGAAGATTCTGCGTTTAAGAGCGTTGTTTCTAACACCATTGCCTCTTCTGCCTCATCTGCCGTGTCTGCTGCTCTTACAGGTGGTGATGTTGGTCAGGCTGCTCTGACAGGCGCTCTTGCTGGTGCTGGTGGTTCTGTAGGCAGGGAGCTTGGCACTGCTGCTGAGTACGAAACAACGCCGTTTACAGAGCAAACCCAGATGCTTGCAGGCCAAGAACAGGGTTTGGGTGGTGCTGGAAGTCTTGGAGCCAACATAGGGCAGGCTACGGGAGCTATAGCCGCTGGTGTTGACCCAACACAGGCTCTTATTAGCGCAATCATTAAGAATCAACAGGAAGAAAGTGCTGCTACACCGGATACGGCTGACCAAGTAGTACCGGAAACGCCTGTTTTGACCCCTTCAGGAGCAGAAATAACGGCTTCTCAACCCCCTGAAACGGGTCAAATTTCCGATGTTGGTCTGATGGACGGCATTGCCGGAACCATCCCTGAAATTGACACGCCCTCCACCCAAGAAATTACAATACCCGACCAAATTACTCAAGAATTAGGTGGAGTACAGGAGGGTATAGCTGAAACGATTCCATCTCTAGACCAAGAGCTTATCAACTTGATAACTCAGGCTCAACCAGAGTTGGCTCTGGTACAAGAAGTTGTTGCTCCACTTGTAGAAGACATCATTCCTGGGGTTCAAGAAGGGATTGCAGAGACTATCCCTGAAGACTTGGGTGTACAAACCGGAATTGTTGAAACCATTCCAGAAGACTTGGGTGTACAGACGGGCATTGTTGAAACCATTCCAGAAGACTTTGGTATCCAACAGGGTGTTGCAGAGGGAATCCCTACAGAAGCAGAGATTGCAGAGCTTGCCAACCCAGCCTTAGACGTTCTTGGACAGCCATTAACGCCAGAGGCGGTAGATATAGAGCCTATCCCTCAAGACCCACTGCTGGGCCTGTCTTCTCCGTCTGTTGGAGAGGGTGAGCAAGAGGCAATCGACTATCAAGCTCTAGAAGGTTTGTCCTCCGCTGATGTTGGTCTAGGAGAAGAGCAGGCAATAGACCAAGCAAACCTTGACGCTCTAGCAGACTTGTCATCGGCTGAAGTGGGAGAAGGGGAGCAAGAAGCGATAGATCAAGCAAACCTAGATGCTTTGGCAGATTTGTCTTCTGCCGAGGTGGGAGAAGGCGAGCAAGAGGCGATAAACCGGCAGGCTTTGGAAGACCTGTCGTCTGCTGAAGTCGGGATGGACGAGGAACAGGCTATAGAGGACAACTTCCCAGAAATTGACACTAGTCCATACATCAGGGACACATATCTATCTCTTGGTCGCAGGCGTCCTGATTTTGCGCCAACAATAACAACTTTGAGTGAGGCTTTGCAGGCACCTTTTTCGCCACAAAGCCCAGTCTCGGGTTTGACTTCTTACCGTGGTGCTGGTGAAATTGAGTCCCAGAGAACGGGTAAGCCACGTAGAAACGTATGGAACGAATCTTCTTTGCGTCTCAAAGATGCGTTAGGACTGTGAAATGTCTCAAGTAAAAAAACTTACCCGTCTTGGTGGCGACACCCGCAAAATTGCAGCCCTGTTGCAAGCAAAAGCCCCCAAGGGTGAGATGCTTGCCTACATCTCTCCACAAGAGGCTGCGCTGCTCAAGTCCCGTGGTGGCTCTGGCAAGCCCCATGCTGACACAGGCATTCCGTCTTTTCAAAATGAGTTTGACGATGAGCCAAGTCTTTTTGGACAGTCTTATTCTCTACCGGAGATGCCTGCCGGTCCTTATCAGGGACAGTTTGACGATTCTTTTGCGCAGCAATCTTTTCAGCCAGTTTCTGCTTCTCAAGACCTAATGCAGAATCCTGCGTCTGATCTATTCCGCATTTCAGCAATAAGTGAAGGTCTGGATTCGCCTACTTCAAGAGATGCTGCCGTCAGAGACTTGATGACAGACCCGAGGTATGGCTACTTATTTGAAGGAACTAGATTTCAACCTAGTGGTGGAGCAGGACCAACGCCCAGTGTTATTGCTGGCAGACCTGCTGATGTAGCTCCTCCAACATCAACAGCAAAACCGACTGGTGGCGGCATCTCCAAGACTGTTGCAGATGCACTTGGCATTCAAGCAAAAGATGTTCCTCTGCTTGGCATTGCAGGCATACAAGCCCTGCTTGGAAGTCGTCAAGCACGACAAGCTATGCAGCAAGGCCAGCAGGCTCGCCGTGAGATGGAGGCTATGGCCGCTCCTTATCGCCAGAAGGGTGAACAGTTGCAGGCTCAAGCCGCACGAGGAGAACTTACTCCGCAGGCTCAGCAGTCACTACAAGCAGTGCAGGCACAAGCTGCACAAGGCGTGACCGCCAGAGGTGGTGTTGGGGCTAACCAAGCAGCAGCACAGGTAGAAGCCGTGCGTCAACAACTGTTGCAGACACAAGCTGACTATGGACTCAAGCTGTCTGGCATAGCAGATCAGATTGCTACAGGAGCTATTCGTGAGGGAATGCAGGCTGACCAATTTGTCAACCAACTCACTAGCTCTTACATGAACAACATCATGAGGACTATTGGTGGCGCTTACGGTCAACAGCAACCCATGATTGTTCTTGGTGGAGGACGACCATAATGGCAACAGAAGCACTTAAAGAGTTGACTGGGATGCAGTCGTATCCTGTTGACTTAAAACCTTACGAGCAAAACCTGATTAAAGCTTCAGAGGCTAAAGGTGAAATTTCTGGTTTGCAAGCCGGTATGGAGGCAGAACGCGCCCTGGCCAAACAACAGACTTTAACAAAGGTTGGAGAAGAGTTTGCTCAAAAAGTAAAAGATGCCCCGCAGCGTAAGCAGCTAGAAGGCGTTTCTACGCAAATGGGCACTCCGTTCATTCCAACTCAAGATAACGCACAGAGCCTAGGTAGCATCTTTGCTCTTGTGAATGTTGCTGGGTTTGCGCTGGGTGCTGGTGGAAAACGCAACTCTATAGGCGCTATGTCTGCCATGAACGGTATGCTTAAAGGCTACCAGCAGGGCAGACAAGACCTGTACAAGAAAGAAAAAGACATTTTTGACATCAACATGAAGCAGTTGAAAAGCCGCTATGACATGTTGGACAAGCAGTTGCGAGACGCTATCGAGACGTACAAGACTGACAAACAAGCTGGCATTCAGGCAGCAGAACTGGCTTACGCAGAGGCTGGCGCTGACTTTATGAAACAGCATTTGCAGAAGTTTGGCCTTGCCAAGAACTACGACACGTTTAAAGACACGTATCAGATTCTCAACAGGGCAGAAATCGAGCGAGCTAGAGAAGAAGATCGAGCAACAGCTCAACGAGCTAGAGAGCAGCAAGCTCGTGAAACGCTACAGTTCCGCAAAGACCAAGCGGCCAAAGACTTGCAGCTTCGCAGAGAAATGCTTGCTTTGCGTCGAGAAGGTCTTGAATCGACTCGGCAGAAACGAGAAGAACGTGACGCAAAACTAAGCCCTGTTGAGCGCAAAGAAGTGCGAGGGTTTGAAAACTTGCAAGATGAAATTTCTTTGCTCAAGCAGACGTTCAAACCTGAGTACGCAAATTTCAAGGCAGATGTTGTTGGTGAATTAGCCGCGAAGTTCAAGGCTAGACTTGAAGACAATCCAGAGATGGCAGAGTGGTGGAGACGTTACGAAAACGTGGCTCTTCCAGAACGTCACTCTATGTTTGGCGCAACCTTGACTGGCGGTGAACGAGAGTCTTGGCGCAAGGCTAGTATTGGCCCAGGCAGTTCTGACAAAGAGATTGCAAGCTGGATTGCCGACAAAGAGCGTGTTCTGAAGATGAAGCTTGATCGGTATGACAGGACTGCTGGTTCTTCTGGTGGCGCAGGGCAGACTCCAGCTCTTTCGTTTAACACGTTGCAAGAGGCAGAAGCAGCTAAATTGCCCAAAGGTACACAAATTACTATTGGCGGCAGAAGAGCAGTTGTGGAGTAATCATGGCTATAAAGTTTGTTGACGAGCCAAAAAAAGAGTCCAGCATTCGGTTTGTTGATGATGCTACGGCCACCACTGCGACAAACGTGCCTGCGCCAGAGCCTACAGCTTCTAAAGGCGACAAGAAATATGATTTTGTACAGGGTGCGGCAGACGTAGCAAAGTCCACTGGAATAGGTGCGCTTGCTGGCGCTTTTGCTCCAGAACTCATCACCACATTGGGCGCTGGGATGATGGCGTTTCCTCCTACAGCACCTTTTGGCCCAGCGGTTATGGGTGCTGGTCGGGCAATGCGTGGTCAGCGCATTGCGGGTCGTGTTGCAAGCGGTGTGTCTGGTGCTTTTGGTGGCGCTGTTGGAGAGACGGCAGGACAAGCTGTAGAAGCAACTGGAGGCGGCAAAGCTGCGGCTGAAACTGCTAGGTTTGTTGGCGGCATGTCTAGCCCTGAGCTTGTTCGTCAAGCCGTAAAACCTTTCGCCAAAGCTGGTGGTTATGGTTTGTCTATTCTTGCAAACAAGGTTTTGCCTGGGCTTGGAACATCTGCGAGGACACTAGGCCAACTGCTGAAGGAAGAAGGGCCAGCAACGGCAAACCTCACAGATGCACAGCGCAGGTTTGTAGAAGACAAGTTGCGCTCTATCCGTGGTGGAGAGCAGTCTTTCCAGCCTATGCAGGACATCTATGCCGTCTTGCGTCAGGGCGCTCAGAAGGCCACTTCTGTAGCAGATCAAGCGGCATCTGCACTAGAGACAGAGGCTGGTCGAATCATTGCAGAAGCACAGACTGCTGCTGGTCGCATCCCAGGTCAGTTTGAGACGCGCATAAGCAACCTGCAAAGCCAGTTTGAAACATCTGCTGACAACATCAGGAAAGCGGCGTCAGAACACGCTTCCGCAATTCGCGCTCAGTCTGAGTCGGCAGCAGAGGCTATTCGTCAACGTGCTGCCGCACAAGGTCCGGAGATGCAGACTGCTGCTCGTCAACAGGCAGACCAGATCATTGCAAACGGCAGGCAGCAGGCAGACGGCATCTTGTCAGAAGCATCCACTCGCGTAGGTCGTTTACGCTCTGTCTCTGACAGGTTGAGGGCCAGTGTGCCTAGGCAGCAAGCTAGAGCAGCACAAGAGCTTGGCGCTGTTGGGCCTGCTGCTAAGCCCACGGACATCGGCAACCAGATTCGCCAGCAGTTCATGAACAAGCTGGACGAGTTGAAGGGAGTGCGCGAGAAAAATGTTGAGCGACTCAAGACCGCAGCCTTTTCTGATGCTCAGCAGAAAGAGCTTGCTGGTCAGCGTTACCAGTCTACAAAGGCTTACAGCGAGGCTGTCAGGAACATTAGCCGAGAGATTCAGAATCCTGAAACCAAGCTGCTGAACGTGCCAGAGGGTGAGATTCGTCAGTCTTTGGTAAAGGTTATAGACCAGCTTCAGTCTGGGCAGATGAGCTTTCAAGGCCTGGAGACACTGCGTCGGTCTTTGCGAGACAGGGCGTTTGGTTTGCCAGCAGAAGGATATGACGCTATTGGTCAGCAGCAGGCAGGTCGTCTTGCAGACTACGTTGAGGGCATCCAGAAGGAGTTCTCGCCTGGATTTGACAAGTACTTGCGTCAGTACTCAGAAGATTCAAAACCGCTGAACGAGTTCAAAAATCGTCTTGGAAAAGCCATTGTCGGAAAAGAAGAGTTCGACATGAGCATGTTCAAGACTGACCCTGCCGCTCTAGGCAAGCAGGCGTTTTCTACTGCCAGCACTGTTGACCAGCTTGTTAAAACAATTGGGCCACAGCAGGCCGAGCGTCTTGCCCGTATGTTCTTGGCAGATGGTCTGCGAGGCGGCTCTGCCAAGGATGTTGCTGACACTATCAAAGCTAACAGGGATTGGCTAGACCAGTTCCCGCAGCTTGCCCAGCAGTTGAATCAAGCTGCTGAACGCCTTGGCGTGACAGAGCGTATTGTTTCCAAGCGTGGCGCACTGTCTCAGGCTCTGCGAACAGAGATGGGTGCTATCCCCGGCAAAGCACAGAGGCTTGCGGCTAGGGGAGAAGAAAGTGCCGCCACTGCTGCGAGGAGGGCAGAGGAGGAGGGCGCTCGTCAAGTCCGTGCGTTAGAGAAGACTGCGGAGTCACAAGCGGCTAAGGCTGTAGGCGCTGGCGAGTCCCAGGCTGCGGCTAGACTTGCAGGAGCAGAGCAGCAAATTGCTGCATCAGCCAAGTCTGTTGAACGTCAGCGTGAAGCCTTGCAAAAAGAAGCTGAGCAAAGGGCAAAAGGTATTGTTGGTCAGGCAGAAACACAGGCTGCTCCGCTTACCGCTCAAGCGCAGAAACTTCGTAAAGAGGCGCAGGACAAGGCGAACATCATTCTTGGCAGGGAGACTGACGAGAAGCGTGTGATGAACTTCTTGCTGGGAGCAAAGGCAGATGAGTGGGATGCTATCTCTCCCATCATTGCAGCAGTCCCAGGAGGCAGGGAAAGGCTTGCAGACGCAGTAGCGCAGACAATCGCACTACGAGCAAACTCAAGTCTCAAAGGCGCGATAACAGACATGCAGCTCATGTCTGAGAACCTTGTGCGGAACAACTTGATGTCTCGCGCAGATGCTGACCAGCTTGTGCAGAAGTTGCAGGATGTGTTTGTTGCGCCTATTAGCAACATTCAGAAGTCTACGTTGAGCCAGCGTCTTATTCGTAACGCTGTCATCGGGTATGCAGTTCCCGGTGTTGAGCGAGGGGTTGAGGGTGTTGTTAATTTTTTTGGAGAACAGTGATGAAAGAAGAAAGCCTTGAGCCGCGTGACACCCGTATGGGTGGCGAGAACGAAATGCGTGGTAGCCGCGATGCACAACGTGCGCTTGCCAAGCAGCGTGAGATGGACCGTATGCAAGCTGCTCGCAAGCAGATGCGTAAACCCAAGCGTTGAGGTGTAGCCATGCCGTTGAAACAAGGTTTTTCGCAGAAGACCATCAGCAAGAACATCAGCAAAGAAGTTCGCAGTGGTCGTCCTCAGAAACAGGCTATTGCTATCGCTTTGAGCGTGGCACGTAAGGCTAAGCGTAAAGACAAGCGATGAGCAGGAAAAAGACAGGCATCAATCCTGAGCTTGAGAAGCACATAAATCAGCTTCTGAGCGCAGTCATGAATGACGGCACTGCCAGCATCACAGAGAAGATGAAGGTCGTTGACCGCGCTCTAAAGCTAGAGCAGTTGAAGGCCAAGATTTCTGATGATGAGTGGGGTTCTGGCTTCATGACAGAAGATGAAGATGAGGATAAGTGATGATATGATTATTCCGCTATATCAACATAGAGGGTGTAATCATGGACGCACAGGTATTGAGGTTTGTCAGGCTCGGTCTTGAGGTCATCACGGACCGGCTCATCACCATCTTGGCGCTGCTTAGCAGTGGTGGGCTGGCTTGTTGGGTGATGTGGGGGCCGCAGTGGGAGCGAGTCTCCACTCTTGCTATTTATGTCCTTTTTGCATATCTTGTAGTCCGAGCAAAGGAGAGTAGAAATGAAGCTGATACCAAAGGTAAAAACGGTTAGTAGCTATGCCGAGGTTGGCACTGGCGTGATTGAGAACAAGCTGTGCGTGCCTGGGGAGTACACCCCCGGCAAGATGCCTGCTGGCGGGTTCCAGGCCGTCTGGAACTTCAAGAACAACCAGCCTAACGACTACTTCACTCGTAAGATGAGTCCTACGTCTGGTGGTGGCAAGAAGGTGTACTGATGGCTAATAACATTGCTTTTCAGCCGATGGGTAAATCTACTCGGATAAACGTAACAACCACTGCCAACACGGTTGCTGTTTTATCAGACAGTCCAGCCAACCAAGTTCGAATTCACAATGGCACTGCGGCTGACGTGTTCATTCGTTTCGGCACTGCCAGTACGGACGCTGTTGTAATACCTACCGCTGGAACTCCTGCGTACGGATTCGTCATTCACAACAACCAGACGAACATTTTCACTGTTCCAATCCAAGCAACATCTACAGCAACACTGTATGTGTCTGCTATTGTTGCATCTGGGACAGCAACGATCTACGTGACGCCTGGAGAGGGTCTGTAATGGATGAGATTCGACTTCTTAGAGAGCAAGCTCGGGCAGAGCTAAGCCGCTTAGAGGCGCAAAGCACTGCCAAAGAAGTCGCTGGTAAGGCTATCGGCAAGCACGGTCTTGCCTACATCACTGCCATCGTTATCGTTGGTGTTGGTGCCAGTTTGATGCTGGAAGAGTCCAAGATTGCCGCTGTTATTGGCTTGGTAAGTGCTGCTCTGACCGCACTCATAGCCATGCTTAACGGTATTGCTGGCGCTACTCCAAAACAAGAAAAGCCTGAGTTTGAAGTTATCAAGTCTCTGATTGAAAAACTGGACAAGCTAGACCGATCTGAACCGCCTATGCAGGTCATTGTTGAGGACAAGGTTGTCAAGGTCACTAAAGGTGAAAGCACAGTCACCACTGCGAGGTAAGCATGGATTGGCTCAAACAGATTGCTCCTACCGTAGCCACTGCGCTGGGTGGCCCTCTTGCTGGGATGGCTGTGTCTGCTATCTCCAAGGCCATAGGTGTAGATGAGGACAAGGTAACTGACATCATCTCCAGCAACAAGCTCACGGCAGATCAAGTAGCCCAGATCAAGATTGCAGAGATTGAGCTTGCTAAGCAGGCGCAGGAGCTTGGTCTGAACTTTGAGAAGCTGGCAGTAGATGACCGCAAGAGTGCTAGAGAGATGCAGGCGGTTACACGCTCGTGGGTTCCTCCGTTGCTCGCAGGCTCTGTCACGCTAGGATTCTTTGCCATCCTTGGCGGCATGATGTTTGGTCAGATGTCCGTGGCTGACAACACTGCTTTGACCATGATGCTAGGCTCGCTAGGCACAGCCTGGACTGGCATCATTGCCTACTACTTTGGCTCCTCTGCTGGCTCACAAGCAAAGACAGACCTTCTTTCTAAAGCTACACCAATCAAATGAAACAGGCGCTGGAGGCGGCAATTACAGGCGGAATGCAAAAAGCCGTAGAAAAATTGCACCAAGGCAAAAAAGGTTCCTGTAGCGTCGAGAATTGCCCGCATGACACATATGCTTCCGGATTTTGTAATGCTCATTACATACGAAATCGACGGGGCCGAGACATGCAAAAGCCAGTTCAGGCTATAGCAAGCGCATGTATTGATTGCGGAAAATCATTAGACAACAAAGGCGGCTGGATGCGCTGTGCAAAACATTTCAAAATTGCGCGGCAAAAAATTATCAAAGAAGCCCTAGTAGATGCAATGGGCGGTTGTTGTCAAAAATGTGGTGGCGTTTTTAGTCTTTGTGTGTATGATTTTCATCATGTTGGGGAGAAAGATTCTGATCCCTCTTACTTGATTTCCAATGGTAGCGTTGAAAAAATTGCAGAAGAAATAGACAAATGCGTTTTGTTGTGTGCAAATTGCCATAGGGTTGAACATGAAACACAATTGGGATGAGGCCTTTAAACATGTTCTGAAATGGGAAGGCGGCTATGTTCATCACAAAGATGACCCAGGCGGAATGACAAACCTGGGAGTGACCAAGCGTGTCTGGGAAGAATGGATCGGCAGACCAGCAACAGAGCAAGACATGCGCTCGCTCACTGTTGAGCAGGTTTCTCCGCTTTACAAGAAACGCTACTGGGATGCTGTGCGCGGTGATGACCTTCCTAGCGGCGTTGACCTTTGTGTCTTTGACTGTGCTGTTAACTCTGGTGTTGGTCAGTCTAGTAAATTTCTACAGAGGGTTGTGGGAGTAAAGCAAGACGGCAGTATCGGCCCTGCAACCCTGGCAGCAGTTGCGAAGAAAGAGCCTGCAACCATCATTGCTGAGTTCTGTCACCACCGGGAAGCCTTCTACAAATCTCTGTCCTCCTTCCCCACGTTTGGCAAAGGTTGGATGCGTAGGCTTGACTCTGTTGAAGAAGAATGTAAAGGGATGTGTGATGGCTCGTAAGAAGTTTCCGAACCTGTCTGTAGGACGAGGAGAGAAGCTGCCTGTAAGCAAGGGTGCTGGTCTGACCGCTAAGGGCAGGGCTAAAGCAAACAAGGCTACTGGCAGCAAGCTCAAAGCCCCCACCAAAGACCCTAAGAACCCTCGTCACAAGTCTTTCTGTGCCCGTAGCAAGTCATGGAAAGGTGAGCGTGGCAAGGCTGCTCGTAAACGCTGGGGCTGTCGGTGAGCCACCCAGCACAGGTTGATTTTGTATCTAGAGTTAAGAGTAGATTTCCAGAGTTGTTTGCTAGCAAGCGGATACTTGAAGTTGGTAGCCTGAACATCAACGGCTCTATCCGTCAGTTCTTCTCTGATTGCGATTACACAGGTGTAGACCTCGGTCCTGGCTCTGATGTAGACGTTGTGTGTGCTGGTGAGGACTTGTCTTATCCTGACAGCAGCTTTGATGTTGTAGCGTCTTGTGAGTGTTTCGAACACAACCCTGACTGGGTACAGACGTTCAACAACATGGCTAGGATGAGCAAAGAGCTAGTGTTCTTCTCTTGTGCAACCACTGGTAGGGCTGAGCATGGTACGCGCAGGAGTAACCCGCAAGATGCTCCTTACTGCGGTGACTACTATGCCAACATCACAGAAGAAGATGTAAGGTCTAGTTGTGACCTAAGTGTGTTTAGCCAGTATGAGTTTGAAGTTAACGATCAATCACATGACCTGTACTTCTGGGGAGTCAAGAGATGAAGAAGACACCTAAAGCTAAGCGCGGCCTGTACTACAACATCAACAAGCGCAGGAAAGCAGGACTGCCTGCGAAGAAGCCAGGGCAGGCTGGTTACCCTACTGCCCAGGCTTTCCGCAAGTCTGCACGTACTGCTAAGAAGCGTTAGGCAGCAAGCCACCTTCAAAGAGGTAGCTACCGAAATGCCCCAGGTTGACCCAGGGTGCAGCGTGAATCTTGATACCCATCTCTCTTGCTTTCCAGCAGAAGTAGTAGTCCTCTGACAGGAGTCTCTGCACTCCTGGCTCTATAGCGCAGGCGAAGTACTCGGTAATCCAGTCTGTGATTTCACCGGACAGAACCTTTACATCGTTGCGGTAGGCAGGAAGTTGCTCCTTCATCTTCACAAGAACTTCTTTCTTGATAAGCATGAAGCCTGTGCCACCATTCCAGATTTCCAGAGGCTCGTGAGCAGGCACTGTGACCTGTCCTTCGTAGCCTACGAGGTTGACCACCATCGAACCAGTCTTGTTCTTGAGTTGGTCTACAGGCACACCATCTTTGACTGCTTGCTCAACTGTGTGCCAGTTGATTTCCTTTTTAGGGTAGATGCCGCAGATGATGTCCTTGTCTGCTCTGAGCATGTGAACGATGTCAGCAGGATTGAACTTGATGTCTGCATCTATAAACATCAGGTGAGTAGCTGCATTGTTCTGCATGAACTGGTGAGCTAGCAGGTTACGGCCACGCTGGATGAGTGACTCGTTAAAGAGGAACGACACAGACAGTTCTACGTTGTTCTCTGTAAGCACTTTAGCGGCAGTGATGAGGGACTGTGTGAAGAACCCTGTACACATGCCACCATACATAGGTGTTGCCAGAAATACGTGAGGCTTCTTTTCTTCTTCCATGTTTACTCCGAGTTAGGTAGGGTGGTGGAAGCCAGTACCGCTGTCCACCGGCAGCGTCCTAACTCCCGTCATTGCGACGGTGCATCTACTGGCTGACTAAGCTGCGCTATAGCATCCTCATACCCGGACGTATACGCGATGTTCCACATCTGTTGCAGGCTCATGTTGATAAGGTTCTGGCTGTACTCTACAGCGTTACGTCCCTTTTCCAGAGACTTCTGTGATGGTTGAATTTGAACTTGTTGAGTCATGATATATCTTCCTCTCTTAAAACGTAGCGCCCTGTCTTTGCAGACTTGCGCCAGCCTTGTACTACAACTCTGATACCAGCATCTCTGACGAGTGCTAGTGTGTCAGAAGCCATGATTTTCTTTATCCTGTCGCTGACAGCAGAGGCTGTGACCTGCACTGCCAGGACTTCTCCTTTACGGATGGCAAGGATATCGCACCACCCCCACAGGTCTTTACGCTGTTTGGTAAAGCTGTTCCACTTCTCCACCACCTCGCAGTGGTAGCCCTGCTCACGCAGGTAAGCTAGAGAACGCTGTGTGGGTGATGTCTTTGTTGCCATCAGTAGCAGTTGGTGGTGCAGTTACCGAAATAGCAACAGGTCGTGCATGTCACCATACGGCCACCAGATGTGATTGTGTGGGTAGAGCAGGATGCCCAAGCACCAGTAGTGACAAGAGCGATGCTAATTGCTGCGAGAAACTTCTTCATAATTTACTCCTTGATGTAGTACTAAAGTGCTAGAAAGGTACGTCATCATTCTTAGGCCGATACGCATAGTCGTTGTTCTCCCTGCGTTGGTAGCCTGACCGCACCTCTCTGGGTGTTTCTTTCTGCTTTCGTGCCCAGTTGTCTTCTGCCAGAGACAGAAGGCTGTAGCCCATGCTGGTAGGCTTTTCCCACGCGCTGAGCTTGAGCTTGTCACCAGCTTTGTAGTCCATCTCCAGAACTAGGAAGCCTTTATAGTCCGGGCCTTTGTCGCTCTTACGCTTGGCCTTCTCCTCGTAAAACATGACGCCTTTCCCAGGCATCTCTTTATGTTCAGCCATCACTTTCCTTTCATGGTTGATAGTGGTATCTGGCAAAGACCGACCCACCCTGACTAACATCTTCTGTAGTGATTCGATGTCCTTGTTTGCGAAAGACTTCGATATGTGCTGCAAGCCTTGTGTCCCTGTAAAGCTCATACGACTGCTTCTGTGTAAGCGGTCCTACTTCTCGTAGGTGTCGCAGAATTCTGGATCGCTTTGTAGCGAATCCATACCTGACGGGGACATCTGCGACTTTGGGTTGGTATGCCCTCCAGCCTTGACTATCTCCCCTTTCAGCTTGACCTTGTGAATGCTCATAAAAGCCTCTACAACGTCTTTGTTTGCTTCTTGCAGGGCTAGGTACTTGTTCGTCTTCTCAGCCTCTGTGAGCTTGCTAGAGGAGGATATACGGGCAACTAGACCACTATATGCGGCAATCCAGTCTTCCTCTGAGTAGAAGCTGTTGTATGGCTTGTCATTGCCAGGAACGTAGAGCTTGAAAGCCCCGTCGTTCTTCTCTTCAATGACGACAGGCTGTGCATCTACTCGCTCTGCCACACCCATATCTACAGCAGCAGCAGGCTTGGCAGGCTCAAAGTCCTGTACTTCTTCTGGCGTGTAGACACCTACGACTACGCCAGGGTAGACAGCGCGGATACCTTCTGACAGAACCCTTGCACGTAGCATGGCACGAGGGTAGTTACGCCAGTTGTCTTTATTGGCAATACCTATCGACTTTGCCTGACTAATAGTCCATGTCACTTCTAGGCTACCGCCTTGTGGATGAGAGAAGAGTCCTGTGACTTGCTCGTTCGTGTAGACCTTCCAGTCCACCTTGCCACCAGCAGCCTGGAACCTTGCAAGCATTGCGTCTGCTTTCAGGGCAGGACGACCCTGGATGATATGGAAATCACGCATAGCCACTGCTGGATGCAGGTTCTCTGCTTGGCACAGAAGCATGATTGACATGGCCTCTTCTGGTGTCTTAAACCCGAACAGCTTGCTCTTTGCTGCCACTAGGCCCATGTTCTCAATCTCTGAGAAAGGTACGATGTTGCTCATTTTTCTTCCCTCGCTTTCAGCATGGAGTCGGCATAGGCATATGCCTGTTCAGATACAAATTCATCAAGAGTTTGACCTGCTTTTAAATGACGGCTGCTCTCAGTCCATAAACCGATCAAGCCGCTTAAAGCCTTTGCCGCAAAGTAGTCGCGCAGAGTCATTCCGCACCATTCATGGTCGTGATTGATGACAACTTCGGGATTTACTGGGAAAGCTGGTTTCATTCTGTCCACGCTCATTTCTTTGCTCCTTTACGTCCAGGCTTCATACGTGGTGTTCCATCTTTGCACCTACCGTACGGTGCTGGCTCTAACAGTTTTTCTATGATGATGGTCAGGTTAGCTACAGCGTTTTCCAGAAGCTCTAGCTTGCTATGTATGTCTTGCTTCTCTGCTTTCGAGATAAACATTAGGAAACCTCCTACTTGATAAGAAACTTGCGTGGGCCAGGAACCTCACGCATAAACTGTTTGTAGATGTCAGGCATGGACTGCTGGAAGAGCTTTTGGTCAAACTTCATGCTTGCCTTATCGTTCTTCCATGTCGCCAGCACGTTGCCTGCAATGTCAACAAGAGCAGACTTGTCCTGCATCCTTGCCTGTATAGCGGCTTTGAGCTTGTCCTCTGCTGTCTCTAACTGCTTCCTCTCATGATTGACGCGAAAGAGTTGAGTAGCCAGTTCTTCCAGAGTGCTGTCAGCCAGGACAGTTGTGTCTGGTGCTGACGTTGGAAACATGAGCTTAGCTTCTTCTGAGGACTGCGGGGGAAGGGGAGTCCTGCTCTGCACTGCTGCCCAGTAAACGGCCATCTGCTTTATCAGGTCTTGCTTTTGTTCGTCAGCAATGTTGAAAGGTGCGAGGAAGAACTCTTGACCACCGAATAGAACAGCCAGATAAATCTTCCTAACGCCGAACACCGTAGCTTCGTGGACAAGCTGAGCCATGTCAGATACAGGGATGATGCCAGCTTCTGCGTCAAACTTTGAACGCACAGCAGCGTTGTAGTTCTTGCATTCGACAAGAATCGTCTCACCATTTTGTGTACCTGCAAAGTCAAAGTGAGACCTGAGCCAAGACTCTTTCGGGTGTGTCCTGAACTCCTCTATCTTTGTAAGCTGCACCCCTAGCTTTTGTTCAGCAAGCCTGCCGATAACAGGCTCCATCACATGACCCATCTGGACAGCTTCTACGTCAGACAGGTCTTCTACCTCCATCATGTCGAGCTTTTGGAGGATGACTTCGTTAGCTTTACCGTTGACGGCCTTGCGTGTATCGCCTGACCACCACGCTTGTTTACGGAAGGAGGGGTCAAAATCCGACATGGCCGTCCTCCTCCTTAGCTACCCAGTACTTGCCTTCAGAGCCACAGAATGATTCGCCAGGAGTCGCGTAGGACGAGCGTACGACCTTTGCCCACTGGAACTGTCGCCCGTCCTCCCAGGCTCCGGTTACAGGGTCACGTTTGCCGTCTACACGGCTGCACAGCCCTAGGTCAGGGCGATGTTCTAGCTTGTCTTGCAGGACAAAGTTGGCACAGTTAACACAGAATTTCATGGAAACCTCCAGTTGAGTTAGGATGAGATGAGAAGATTAGATGATTAGAAGTGGCTTGTCAAGTGTTTATTTCTCCTTTCGTTCTTGCTCGGATGGCAGCGGCTATGTAGGTTGCGATGCCGTTCGTGTCGTCTATCTCACGGGCCACAAGGTCAGCCACCTTTGCACACGCCTCGCGCTCGGCCCTAGCTCCAGCTATCAGGCCCATGTGGTAAGCCTTCTCTACAGCTTCTACTGTCAGGGCGATGATTTCATCTTTGAGTATGTCCGTCATGGCAGGTCACCCGTGGCTTGCAGAGCTAGTGTCAGGATGTTCGGGGGCAAGGACTGTCCGTCTTTCACGTTGTCCAGCATCTTGTTCGCTGTCGATCTGTCGTAGGACAAACCTCTCACGGATATGCATAGCTTCGTTGTAGCGGTGTAGCCAGCGTATCTCTCCACTGTTCTTGTATCGTTTTCTGAGTTCTTGCAGTCGTTCATCTAGGTAGTCTTTCATAGTCTGTCCTTCTTGCAGTTACGTCCTTGATTGCAGTCAGAGTCACAGTCCTCGCAGGCAACGAAGTCATCTATTTTTATAGCTATCCACACAGCTAGGCACAAGCCAGCTAAGCACAGTGCTACGTCATACCACGAGACAGTCATGTGTTCTTCTCCTTGAGTTTGGCTTCGATAGCTTGAATCACGCTATGAATCTCTGGCGTCCATTCGTCAATCTCTTCATCCGTCAGCCCAACCCACTGGCGCTTTGCAAACGCAGGATGCGGTGTCATCACAATCGGGGCAGAGGCGTCCCATACAGGCTCCTGCTCTGGCTGTGCTGCGGGTGGGGTGGTGTAGAGGGGCTTCATGCAGTCAAGATAGTTTTCCCAAGAAAGCGCCGTTTCGCTCGCATCCATCCACGCCACCGGCTCCTGCTTCTCAGCCTCTGCGATGGCGGTGCGGAGTGCGGTGATGGCTGCGTCATGTCCAGATTCTGGGAAGTTCTCAAGCCCGTCCTCCCAAATGCGCGTCAGCGCCTCCAGCGCCTGCTTCATGGCGGTGATGCTCACTTTGTCCTCCAGCACCTGACAGTCTTGTCGGGCATAGTCCTTGTGATGAACTCTCTATCGTTCTTCTTACCGTACCGCTTAGCAGCCACAGATACGGTAGTCCTGTTCAGTCCGTCTGGGACTGCGAAGCTATCCCCTACTTCCATTTGTTCAAAAGGAAAGCGGTTAGGGATGGGAACTCCTTTGTCAATAGGGGGCTGGCTCATATTTGTCCTTGCTGGGGTTGAACTTGTCCGGGCCTGGGGCTTGCCCAGGACGGTCTAGGGGGTTGGGAAACGGGGGAAAAGGCCAAGTCATGGAAACATCCTTTATGTGAAAGTTAAGCGAGTTATCTTTCCCTGATAACTTTTCTAATTTGACAATACAAGGGCCACAATAGGGATGATGATAGGATTGGGCCTCATCTCTACTGTCAACCTTACTCACAGGTTGTCCACATTGGGGTTCTACCCTTAATGTGTTCTGCTGCTTTATTTATCGACCCCGCTAATCTGTAGCGGTCACAGTCCTATGTCAGCCTACTGGTCGTTTATCGCTTGGGGCAGAACCCTCGCGCAGCCGTTCCCCTTGGGTCGAGCTGATCCGCTTTTCTTCCGCGCCACCACAGACATGGGTGCTTGCTATCGTGCGGAGTACGGTTGCCGAATGGGAAACAAAAAAGCCGCTATCTACTGCCCCCGGTGGTGAACCCCCCGAAAGGGGCCAGAAGCATGAGATAACGGCCTTCATCTTGTCGCTCACCACAGCAACGGGTTGCAATGTATCAGGGGACTCTGGGGCTTGTCAAGCCCACACAATCAGTCCGGTTAAAAAGCCAGCAGCAAAAGCACAGGCCAGCATGACCCACACGTCAGGGTCTGTCCTGTCATGCGGGGGCTGATATAGGGGGTTGAACTGTTCCCTGTAGTAGTCAGGGAAAGCCTCTGACAGTGTTCTGGGAAAGCGTTTGTACGTGTCCATCCTGGGTTCGTGTTTCATGCTGTAACCTTTTCTTGTTGTACTGACTCAATAAACCATTCTGCACCCGACCAGAAGTCTCCAAGACTGGATGCCTCATCCCAGGCCATGTTTTCGGCTTGTTCTTCGTTGTCTGCCTCTATGGTCATAGTGACGTAGGAAATGCGCTTGAACTCTACTTGATACGTTTTCATGGTGGAAATATCCTTCTAAAACGGGTTTAAACGGGCCTAGGGGCGCTTTTAACCCCCAGGCAAGGGGTTGGGTAGGGTCAGGCGTTACAACAGCCGCAGCAAGGGGCGTCCTCACACAGTCCTCTTTTGTTGCGGTAATACTCTTTGCCGTCTGCTGTGTGCCAGATATCGGAAACCCCTCTAGACATGGCGCGAGCTAGGTATTGACCGGCATACGCAGCAGCAGCTGCGTCAGACTGCGCTAGCTCAGGGTCTACGCTATCGTCAGACGCTAGCTCTGCTCTACCCTGCCATGCCATAGGATGCTATCCCCTGGCTTGATAGCGGCCCCTGTACGGATGCACCGGCCCGGAAAACGTGCTTGCATTGTTTTCATGGCTCAGCTCCCCATGAGCAAAGCCTTGAGGGCTTTGATAGACCTGCCAGACCTAGCAGACAGTTCCGCTAGGGTGATATTGGTAGTGTCGAAAAGCTCGATAATTTCAGCGTCAGACATGGTAACAACCCTTCATTGTGTTCGGGACAATTCCCGCACATAGCCCCGATTTAGGGCCATGTACTGGCATTGTCAGTCAGTGCAAAGCATAAGAAACAACAGTGTCAGACCAGCAAACCCGACAATCCCTGCATTCCCCATTCTGGCTAGGTGCATGGCAAGCCTGACCATGTACAGGCTGACCCTTGCTATGCACATTGCTTGCTGTGATTCCAGCAATACCTTGTAGGCTTGCGGGTATCTTTACAGGTTGATCTGGATACATGGCAGACAGACGGATTGTCAGATTTTCAGGCAATGAACCAAAAACCCTTATCCATTCTTTAACCATTGCATACTCTCTAGTCGGAAGCCAGTGCTTGCAATTAGGCGTGGCCCTAGCGACTAACACAATGAGGGTCAGATGATGGATACCCTGCAAGTCTCCGCTATCGTGCCAACGAAAATAAGAGTCAGACCCGATAAGCGAAACCATGCCAGTCACCCATGATTGAGCATGTTCTGAGCTTTCCATCGCAAGCCAGACGCTATCCAGACGGGCAAACTGACTGGGCTTGATTGTGTTTGCGTACATGGCATAAAAGCCCTTGTCTGCATAGCAGCTGCTACAGATAGAACCGGGAATCTGTGCCATGCGATAGCCGGTCTGGCAAGCTTCAGTAGGTAATGACATGCTCTTACATGGCATCTTGCTAGTCTGAGTCAGACTACCGCACACTGACTTAGCAACAGCCTTAGAGATAGGGATAACTTTCATGTTGGAAACCTCCGCTAATAGTGAGACAACCTCACCCCATGCCAGTCTGTCACACTGGCACAGGCTGGATTGTCAGGCTAGCATCTCAGCAAAGATATGCTTAGCAGCTGCTCTAGCATCCTTCAAGGAATCCACATTCCATCCCGTGAATGTCTCACCCTGATTGTCAAAAAACAATTCGTAGACTTGAGCAGTCTGATCGAACTGTGCCCAAATTTCCCGATTGCCTTGTTTTGCTACTAGTGTCATGGTAACCACCTATAGTTGAATGATGCAACAGTGCATCCCTAAGCCCTGTGACAGGCTTAGAGCTAGACTGTCAGATGTCAGAGTGACGCTGCAAGTAGTCCACCAGTTTGACGGCCGTATCGTAATCGTCACGCTTGTCACCCCAAGCCACTACATGCACGCCACGCTTGGTTGTGCCAAAGTAGCGGCCTACGTCTGAACCATTGGTGACGTAATCCATAGGCTTGATGAGACGATCAAAAGACTTGGCGTTGATAGTGGTGATGTTTTGCATGGAAACCTCCGCTTAAGTTAGGAATACTGCTCTGTTGCAGTGACTCTATTCTACACGGTTTCACTGTATGTCAACAACTATTTTCTAGGTACATTCCCTAGTGTGTTTAGGTACAGTCATTGCGATAGACTATAGACTAGAATAGTCCAATGACTATAGACTATGATTAGGTGAGTAGTCATTAACATAGTAACCTAAAGGGCCAGTCACAAAACTATGCAAGAAACGCATAGACTATCACCTTCCGCCCATCGATAGGAAAAGGCTATGGTGCTAGGGACTGGGGAATCGGGGCAGTAGGCACGGGCTGTGCTTATGTCAACCATCCCGGTCTGGCCTGAGCAGAGAGCAGGCCTAGGCTTCGGGAAAAGGACAGGCAAGCCAGACAGACGATCAGACATCAGCAAGATGCGCCCAGGTGAATGGGTTTTGATGTTAGGTTTTGTGTGCCCCCCACTCTCCACCCCCCATAAAAATTTTACGTTTTTCCAAGACGTAAATTTTCAATTTATGTTTTTCCTGTAGACTTGCTTCTGATTGCAGTTGCCTTCGCAATCAGGGAGTCTTTCTCCATTCGACCAGCCTGGGTTTGGTCTGTTCTTACGACCAGCCCCTTGTGCTGGTCTTTTTTTGCCCTGACGGAACTGGCAGGGCGACAAGGGGTGTTGCAACCACCCCGACTTGCTTGTAAGATGAAGCTATATGTAGAGGTAGCGAGATGACGATAGCTGCGATAGAGAAAGAAGTTGGAGTTGGGATGCCCAAGCCTCGGGTGGTGTATGCCTATCCTTACGAGGAGATGGAGGTGGGTGACAGTTTTGTTGTTCCTGTGGTGGCTAGGGCGAAGGTGTTGAATGCGAACTACAGGGCTGGCAGGCGGTTGGGGTGGAGGTTTGAGGCTAGGACTGAGGGTGATGTTGTGAGGGTGTGGAGGGTGTTGTGACTGCTTTGTTGTGGATGGATGAGGATGAGTTGCGGGAGACGTGTCGTCTGCTGCTGGCTCACTTTGTTTATTCGCAGGCTAGGCAGGAGATGTTGATAAAGAAGGTGCAGGAGGCTGCGGCTGATGGCTACAGGATTGGATATTCAGATGCAGTGGCGCAGGCAGCTTTACGAGTCCCGCAGGCTGCTACAGCAGGAGTTGAGGAAGGCTTTGTCTTGCACTAAGAAGCAGGACAAGATTGAGTTAGCGGCCTTGTGGAGGGAGCGTTATAGCGAGAACTTTTACAAGGAACTTATCCGCTGTGCCAAGAACAAGAAGGTTGCTGGCGACATACTGGCGTGGAATCTGGATGAGTTTGACAACAAGAAAACAAGATGAACTTTGACCTGAAGAAGTTTTACAAGTTCTGCTCTGAACTCAAGATTGAGACTAAGGAGGAGGGCTTGAAGAAGATGGGCACTCTTCTGGGGACGCAGACGTACGTGATGGAGGAGATTGCGAAGGGGTTGGAGGAGGATGTCCACTTCTTTGTTATCTTGAAAGGCAGGCAGCTAGGCATCACCACGATAAGCCTTGCGCTAGACCTGTACTGGCAGTTCACCCACCCTGGTTGGCAAGGTACGCTTGTTGCGGATACAGAAGAGAACAGAGATATGTTCAGGTCAACCCTTGCCATGTACATGGACGGGTTGCCCAAGGAGTACAAGATTCCTCTGGTTGCCCACAACAGAAACCAGATGGTCCTCAAAAACAGGTCAAGACTTTTCTACCAAATTGCTGGCAACAAGTCTCGTCTTGGTCAGGGCAAGGCCATTACCTACTTACACGGCACAGAGACAGCATCGTGGGGCAATGAAGAAGGCTTAGCTTCTCTGATAGCTTCTCTTGCTGAGAAGAATGCAGAGAGGCTTTACATGTTTGAGTCCACTGCTCAGGGCTTTAACATGTTCCACGACATGTACAAGACTGCCAAGCGAGCAAAGACGCAGAGGGCAATCTTCTGTGGCTGGTGGCGTAACGAGTTCTACTCCGTTGCTGGTGACTCCCAGATTTACAAGGTGTACTGGGATGGCAAGCTCAAGTCAGAAGAAAAAGAGTGGACTAAGGAAATCAAGAAGCTTTACGGCGTAGACATCAACTCTCGTCAGATGGCGTGGTGGCGCTGGAAGATGCACGAGGGCATCAAAGATGAAACCTTGATGTACCAAGAGTTCCCGCCCACTGAAGACTATGCCTTTGTGATGACGGGCACTAGTTTTTTCTCACACACGAGATGCACAGAATCTGCCAAGCAAAGCAAGAAGAGGGACCATGAAGACTTCCGCTACAGTTTTGGTCAGTTGTTCCAAGACACCGAGGTGCTCAGAAGTACAGAACGACTGTCCACGCTTCGCGTGTGGGAACAACCCATTGACTCGGCTTACTACGTTATTGGAGCCGATCCAGCCTACGGAAGCTCAGACTGGGCAGATAGATTTTGCATACAGGTGTTCAGATGCTACGCTGACGGCCTTGACCAAGTAGCAGAGTTTGCAACCAGTGAACTCAACACCTACCAGTTTGCGTGGGTTATTGCTCACCTTGCTGGCGCGTACAAGAACTCTACGCTCAACCTAGAGGTCAACGGCCCAGGTCAGGCGGTCATCAACGAGATACGCAACCTCAAACGCATGGCAAGCTCTATGGGCGGTCCTATGGGGCATGGCTTGATGGATGTGCTCGGTTCTATGCAGAATTACATCTGGAGGCGTAACGACACCCTTGGTGGCCTGTCTAACAGCCTTGGCTACGTCACTACAGCATCGTCCAAGGAAAGAATGCTCAACTACATGAAAGATTATTTTGAGCGAGACATGATGCGCGTCTACAGCATGGAGTTGCTGGAAGAGATGAAGGGTATTGTGCGAGACAGTGGTTTCTTGGGCGCTCCTGGGCGTGGCAAAGACGATAGGGTCATTGCCACTGCCCTTGCCAGCGTTGCTTTTGCAGAGCAGTTACAGCCTCGCCTGATAGCGCAGAAGATTACCCGCGACATCAGCAAGGCGCAGGAAGACTACACGCCTGAACAAATTGCTGTTGGCAGAAACGTCAGCGACTACCTCAAGCGGATAGGTTTGTATGGCACACAGTAATCTGACCGTAGTGGCGGTGTACGGGCATAACGATGGCACTAGCGCCATTCCAAGCCTTGTTAGAAGCACAACACAACTTCCTGGCAGCAAGGCTCTACTGCTAAGCCCTAGCAGGCCACCTACACTTCCTTGGTTTATAGACCACAAGGGAATCTTCCCGCTGGACTATTTCCAGTACTCGTGGTTCATGATGTATGCCTTGCATCATTTTGTAGACACAAGCCATGTTCTCATCGTTCAAGACGATGGCTGGGTGTTAGACGGAAACAACTTCAACAAGGATTGGTACGAGTACGACTACGTAGGCGCTCCTACACACTGCGCCTTAACGTCTGAAAAGTACTACTACAACTGGACATGGCAACAAGAGACACAGCCTAAGCACATCATCCAAAACGGTGGGTTTTCTCTGCGAAGCAAGAAGATGCTGCAAGCCCCTGGCAAACATGGCGTGATGCACAAAGCTTACAACGTCATGCCTTTCTGTAACGAAGATGTGCAGCTAACAGGGTTCATGCGAACAGAGCTAGAGCGGTGTGGACTGAAATACGCTCCAGACCAAGAAGCCAAGTTTTTTTCTGTAGAGTATTTTGGTCCTGGCTACCACGATGACTTTGACCTTGACAAGCTGTTCGGCTGTCACGGCCCTACCCGAAAACTGGTAGGAGGTCACAAGCTTAGGATAGACACAACCAAGCACGAGCCTCAGAACATGCACAAAGAGATGATGTTTCTGGAACACCTGTTAAAGAAGGGGTACGAAATTGAGTACTTCAAACAACCCGCTGAGCAAGACGGAACTCAAAAAGCAGATGCGCCGGTTTTATGATGACAAAGACCGTGGCATCTCTATAGAGCGTTTCTGCGAGCTTGCTGGCATCTCTATTCGCATGTTTCATTCTGTCTTTGTTTACGAGGAAGAGCCTCTGTCAGAGTACATCCAGATGCGGATAAACAAGGCATACGCGCACTGGAAGGAAGGTTCTGTCCGTGTTATGCGTGACCAGAACCAGCGGCGATACGTTGAGTACAGGCGCGTTCCTGAGCCGCCCATCATGAGGCAGATGAAACTACAGGTCACTCCAGAAGGCGTGAAGGTCAAGGTGGGCCTCGTCAACCGCCATGACTACAGCAATCCAAGTTTTGACGAGCAACTAAGAGGGTAAAAATGGCTGTCTTGAAAGACTACTACTGCGATGTTCACGGTATTTTTGAAGCATGGGAACCTAAGTGCCCCATGAAAAACTGCAAGGGTGAACTCAGTGTTGTGTTCCTAAAACCTGTTGGCCTGAAGTCAGACAAGACCAAGCGCACAGACAAGACCGTCAAGCAGCTTGCTATCGACTACGACATGACCGACATCAAGACAACCAGAGAAGGTGAACACCAAACTGGTTACCTCAAACGTCACAACCAACTATCTGACAAACAGTTTGCAGAAGCAGATGCCGTCCTCAAAGAACAACAAAAACAGCAAGGACCGCGCCCTGGTGACCAAGCAATCTGGGGCGGTGGCGGCAATATCAGCATGAAATCAGTCATGGCAGGCCAATTCAAGCCCGTAAAAGATGAAGTAGTAGGTATAAACCCTAAGTCAGCAGGAAATTTGACTGGTCCCAAAGCCAGCGTTATCATGCAGGACCATGAGAACCTTCAGGTTAGCAAACCATGAGAATCCCAACTAATCCGATAGAGCGCGAGGATTTCTACCTCGAACTCATTGAGAAGTGTTTGGTTTCGCGTGAGCCACGCAAGGTTGACTATGGTTCTTTGCGTAGTTGGTACTTGTTTGGCAACGGCCCTGATGAAGCGCCTGCCCTGTACAACAAGATTTACCCTCACATTGACCAGCTAACCAGCTTTCTCTACTCAGCAGAGACAACTCGTTTTAGCATCAACCTTGGCGCAAGCGTTCCTTCACAAGAAAACCACAAGGTTTCGGTGCTAAACCGCGCTCTCAATGACCGCTGGCTAGACACAAACGCAGACCAGAAGTTTTCTCTGGCTACAACTTGGTCACTTTGCTACAACAGCGGGTTCATCAAGCTGGTCATGAAGGGAAAAACGCCCCATCCACACTATGTTGAGCCTGCTTGCATAGGTGTTTTGCGGGAAGACATCCCCGGTTTGGACAACCAAGAAGCCTTTGTCCATACCTACTACATCACAAAGTCTGAGCTTTACAGTCAGTTGTGGAGCCATCCACAGCGAGAAGCCTTGGTAAAGCGCGTTTCTGCTATGCCTCATGACCGTACCGACATTGCAAACGGTATTGAGCGCATCATCATGAACCAGACAAATCCTACTTTGTATGGCAACGTCAACCTAGATTTGGGTGGGATGAGCCGCTACAAAGCTGAAGTTGCAGAAGAAACCATTGAAATGACTGAGTTGTACGTCTGGAATGACGACATTCAGGACTATCAGGTGGTCACAAAGGCCGATCCAGACGTAATCATCTACGACAGAGCCAACGAAAGCCTGTTCCTCAAAGGTGAAATCCCGTTCGTACAGATTTGCCCTAACCCGCTGTATGACTACTTCTGGGGAATGTCAGAAGTTCAGCGTCTGGTGTTCCTCCAGCAACTTCGCAACAAGCGAATGGCAGAAATCCTAGACCTGTTAAGCAAACAGGTCTCGCCACCTACCGCTTTGATCGGATTTACCGGAATTCTGGACGAAAAGAACTTCGCTCTTAACCGTGCTGGTGGCTTGTTGGCATCTGACATGCCCAATGCTAAGGTTGAGAAGCTAGCTCCGCAAATTCCTCCCGATTTATTCCGCGAAATCGGCGAAATAGACAACATGTTTGAAGAAGCCAGTGGCATCGTCAATGTTTTGCAGGGTCGTGGCGAATCAGGCGTGAGGTCGTCAGGTCATGCTTCCCAGCTTGCCCGTCTTGGCTCCAGCCGTGCCAAGAAACGTGCCCTCGTCATTGAAGACTCACTGGAAAAAATGGCGACTTTGTACTTGCGCTGTATGCAAGAGTACGATGACACGCACTACGTTGATGACAACGGTAATCCGTTTATCGCAGCACAGTTCACCAACGACTACGTTGTGAAAGTGGACGCTCACTCCAATAGTCCGATCTTTATGGAAGACCTGCGTACTCTGGCTTTTAGCCTATTCAACGCACAGGTTATTGACAAAGAGTCCCTGCTAGACATGGTTGACCCGCCCATGAAGCAGACCCTTAAAGACCGTCTCAAGAAGATGGAAGAGAAGCAAATGATCGAAAAGGCATTGGCTCCTCAACCAGAAGGTAGACCTCAACTTAAACAGGTGGGATGATGGCACAAGCACCCGGAACCTCGACTATGACCGCCCCCAAAGCTGACCAGCCACGGGTGGAAACGCGACAGTTGACCAAAGGCGAAGCAAGTCCTAACTTGACAATGCGTCAAACTGGGTTTAAAACCTACACTGGGCGTAGTCAACGTGACTACAACCGTCGATAAGGAGCCATCATGTACGGACGTAAGATGAAACGTAGTCGCAAGACTCGTCGTTAAAAAACTGTCTGCAAAGGGCTGACATAAAATGCCCTTTACAGATTTTCAGGAGTAGTTATGAGTGTGCCAGCAGACAAGTTGATGGAGTTGATGCGGGGAACCCGTTCCGCAGGTACTGCAATGCCTGCACAGACCCCTGCTGTCGGTGAGCCTGGAGCGCCGCTGTCTCCTGCTGATAACGAAATCCCTCCCATTGCCGCGCCCATGTCTACCCCCGAACCCAAGATGGGCAGTCGGGAAGCCGCGATGATTAACATCAGCATGGCTATGGACTTGCTGGAGCAATCTCTTCCCGCTCTCGGCCCTGAGTCGGCAGAGGCGCAGAAGGCAATGACTGCCATCCGCTCCCTCACAGAAGTACTTGGCCCACGTAAAGGTCAGGTCAACGAACTACAGCAGTCTGAAATTCTTCAGATGCTGCAATCTCTCCCTCAAGCCGGTGGTGCAACGCCTGAAGGGAAAGCTCTAGCACAAGCACCCGTCCCCGGTATGCCCCCGCCTGCTGGCGGTATGCCGCAACCCACCTCTATGTAACGCCTTAACTAAGGCAAAGGAGAATATCTTGGAACTTTTTAAACCCCGTGGCAACGCCGCTCCGCGCCGTCCCACTGACAACAACCAGCAAAACGGTGTTGTCACCAACACCCCCCGTTACTCTGAACTCGGCGGTCTGACTGGCCCGAACAAGGTTGGCAAGTCCAGCATGGCAGTCAAGAAGCCTGGGGATGGCAAGCGGGTCATCTAATTTAAGCAAGAGGGTACATCATGTCACTAGAAAATCTTTCTCCAGAAGCACGAGACGAGTTGGCTGCACTGGCTCAGCGCCTTGCAGACAACCCCGAAACTCGTAAAGACTTCCTTCGCATGACGAAGCGAGTCAATCCTGACCTTCCTATTCCCGAGCTTGATATCGAAGACAAGACGAACTCTGCTTTGAATCAGATGCGGAAGGAAAACGAATCTATCCGAGCAAAGCTCCAAGCTAAAGAAGCTCAAGAGATGCTCGACAAGCGTCGGCAGTCTTTGGTGAAGAAGGGTCTAGTTGATAATGAAGACGAAATTGATGCCGTGGAGAAACTCATGTTGGAAAAGAAAATCGCCGACCATGAGACTGCGGCACAGTATCACCAGTGGATGAAGCAAGCAGCAGTTCCGACTCCTTCCGGCTATCAACCTTCAGCCGTCAAATCTTTTGACCTGAACAAGTTCTGGAAGAACCCCGGTGTTGCCGCTCGTGAAGAAGCGGTGAAAGCACTCAATGAGCTGCGTAAACCTATGCGGCCTATTGGTTTGTAAAAGAGGGTATTTTTCATAGGAGAGAACCATGCCTATTGGTGGCGGTATTCTTCCAGCAACAGGGTCGAGTCAATTCAACGAGTTGACTTACGTCACTCGGCGTGCGTTTATCCCTAAGCTGGTTGTTCAACTTTACAACTCGACTCCGCTGATGGCGGCTCTGATTGCAAACAGTCAGCAAGCCAGCGGTGGTGTGTCGTCCGTGACCGTGCCCGTCCAGGGCGCTCAGTTCGTGAACGCACAATGGTCAGACTACAGCGGCTCGTTCGCTCAACCGTCTGTCCAGCAGGGCGCTTACAACGCTGAGTATGACCTCAAGCTGATGATTTCTCCTGTGCCGTTCCTCGGCATGGAAGGCGCAGTTCAGCAAGACGCTGCCATTATTCCTCTGATTGAGGCGCGTATGAATGACGCGACCAACGTCATGATGGACGCAATGGCTACGGCTCTGTACAACAACTCTACCAACACCCAGCAGTTCATCGGTCTGCCTGCTTCTGTGAGCGCCTCGGGCACTTACGGAAACATTGACCGCTCGACCTATAGCTGGTGGCGGTCGAAAGCGTACTCGGCAGGTAACGTCAACCCGACCCGTCAGAACATCCTGCAATACATCTCCGGCACTGTGAAAAACGGTGCTGAGATGCCTTCGTTTGGTGTCTGCGGTTTTGGTACTTGGACTCTGCTGGCTCAAGACTTTGTTGGTCAAGAGCAGTACGTCATCACCCCTGGCTCCGGCTTTGATGGTGACCCCAACGGCCCACAGGCTGCATTCCGCGCCCTGATGGTTGCTGGTGTGCCTATCTATCCTGACCCGTACTGCCCAGAAGGTACGGTGTACTTCCTGAACACCAACTACCTGTCGCTCTACATCCATGAGCAGGGTTCGTTCGTGTTCACGGGCTTTGAGTCCACCCTCCCCAACTGGCAAATCGGTTATGTTGGCGCTGTTCTGATGATTGCAGAACTCGTTAACGTCAAACCGAAATCCATGTCTGTGGTCAGCGGCTACAACTACCTCTCGCTGTAAGGAGTAGAAAATGTCTCTGTCTACAAACAAAATCATCCTGTCGAACGCAACCACCAACACGGCTGGTGCGTATTTCCTGACGACCACTGTTACCGCAGTAAGCACCGGCAACGGCACTGTGATTCCGGCTGGCGTGTACCTGATGTTCCCGCAAGCGAACACCAGCGTTATCGCTTTCAACGGAAGCTCTAATGCCACGTTGATTGCTGCCAACACTGGTGGCGTCATCATGAGCGATGGCGTGAACGTGTATGCCAAGTCCACTGCGGCTAGCGATACCGTGACTCTGCTGGCTACCAACGGTGGCTTGAGCGCGTCCGGCACGTACAACACCTGATAGGAGTCGGTAATGAACGCGAATCATGTAGGCGCTCTGTACCCTGACCAGTTTGGCAACTTTGTCGTTGCACAGGCAACCGGCCCGATTTACCTCGGCGCTACTGGCAATGCTGTTGCTACTCTGGCTCAGAACAACAATAGCAGCTTCATCGTTCGCCGCATTACCGTAGCCAACGCAACTGGTAGTGTTGCTGCTGCAAACGTGACGATTCTCACCACTAGTGATGGGAATACGAGCAATGCAGTAAGCAACGCAGCCACCTTGACTACCGTTACCGGAGCCACGAAATTCCAAGACCTGCCTCTTTCAACTGGCGCAGCGTCTACGGTCTACTCTGGCTCTCTGTACGTGTATGTTGGCACAGCAGCCGCAGCAAACAATGCGGTTGACATCACGGTTTACGGTGACGTTGTGACGCTATGACAGACCTCGTTTATGTGACCAATCGTAGTGATAAGGCGTTGACTTTTGTCTATGCCTACAAGAACTACGAGCTTCCTGTGGGCAGGTCAGTCCAAATCCCGCTCAAAGCGGCAAAGGAAGTTTTTGGTCACGGCGATGGCAACAAGGAACCGTATCTGGCTCACTTGGGCTGGATACGGCTCCACTCTGATTTAGAACAAGGACTAGAGAGGCTTTCTCAGTTCATCATCTCTGATGAGCCTCTTATCGAAGAGAACCGCTCGTTACCCTCGGCGGTCGGTGTAGTACCCCTGCATGTTGAAAAACGTGCCGGGGGAAGCACTCGCCAGCGGGTTGCGTAAAAAAATGGAACGTAGATGGCTACTCTTGCTTCCTACCTTACGGAAGTCCGTAGGCTCTTGCATGATGCCAACGGTGTCTTCTGGTCAGACAATGAACTGACAGACGACATTAACGCTGCAAGAGAACGCACGGTAAGAGACACTGGCTGTCTACGTAATCTACAAATCACTTCTACCCCGCTGTCTTCTACGGGAGTGGCGGCAGTAAACTGGGCAGAAGGTCTAGCTGTAAGCACAGGTCAATTTGTCTTCAGCAACATTTTCATTTACCAAGTCACTAATGGCGGTGTTCTTGGTACTACTTCCCCTCCTTACCCGAGTGGGAACAACGTCTACCCGCCTTCCACTGCGTTTGCAGACGGAACCGCCACTCTTCAGTACGACAGCCCCTGCGAAATAATTAGCCTGTCTGCTCTTCCAGGCGGTACGCAGACGCTAGACGTTCTTAACGTCAACATTTTTTGGGGCAATAGCCGCATCCCTCTGCGCTACTTGCCTTGGTCAAACTTCAACGCTCAGTTGCGCTATTGGCAAAACTACGTTGGCAGACCCGTGTGTTTCAGCATGTACGGGCAGGGACAAATCTACATCGGACCAGTGCCTGACCAAGCCTACCCATGCGAAATTGACACGGTGATTCTTCCTCAGCCGCTGTCTCTGTCTGCTACTACTCAGGTAGATGAGATTGTGGACCCCTACACAACTCCTGTAGCTTTCTATGCTGCGTACAAAGCCAAGTACAAAGAGCAGAGCTATGGTGAGGCTGAGATTTACAAGCAGGAATACGCCAAGAACGTACAGGCTGCTTTGAACAGCACGTACACCCGCCGCATCCCAGACCCCTACTCTAATCCGTACTAATCATGGCAGCAGCAGAGCAAAAGAAGTCCTATGCTGTCATCAAGAATTTCAAGGGTCTAAACACAAAGGCCAACAGGACAGCAATCGACGAGGCAGAGTTCTCGTGGATTGAGAATGCCATGCCTATTGGTTTTGGCAACATCAAGATTGTCAAAGCCCAGACCAAAATTACAACTGGCGGTGGCGCAAACATTGTTGCCGCTAACACTGTCACAGCACTAGATTCTGCCAACCTTAATGGCGGTGACTACTTGCTTGCTTTTGAAGACAATGGCAAAGCAGAGTACGTCAACATCAGCGGCAGCACTTATGGCAATGTCGCTGTTGCTGGAACCTTCTCCAACTCAAGCGTTACCACTGCTCAGTACAACGACGAGCGCATCATCATTGGCGACCCGAGCAAAGGACTGTTCAACTGGGATGGAGCCAATCTTGTAAGCATCGGTTCTGTCGGCACTATCGGCATTACCAACCCAGGCTCAGGCTACGTCAGCGCACCTGCCGTCACAATCTCTGCGCCTAACGATGCAAACGGTGTGCAGGCTACAGCAGTATCCACCATCAGCACAGGCTCTGGCGGCATTGCTAGCATTGACATTACCTCCGGTGGCTCTGGCTACACCTTTGTTCCCAACGTCATTATTGGCGCTCCTGACCAAACAGGGGGAACACAAGCCCAGGCTTTCGCAACCATCTCCAGTGGTGCTGTTGTGGCTGTTACCGTGTCAAACGCAGGTAGCGGCTACACCACCATACCAAGCGTTACTTTCTCTAGCGGCGCTGCCACGGCAAATGCAGTCATAGCTACAGGTCAGGTCAACAGCATTACGCTGACAAACGCTGGTACTGGCTACACAGCAAGTCCAACTGTCACGATAGCAGCACCTCCTAGCGGCACAAATGCCACTGCTATTGCTAGCTTTAACACGTTTAGAACAGGCACGGTTGCCGTAACCATCACCAACGGTGGGTCTGGTTACATCAACGCAGCCAACACTGTTGTCACTATTTCCGGCGCTGGCTCAAACGCAGCAGGTACTGCCATCATTTCTGGCGGTCAGGTCACCCAGGTCATCATGACCAATCCTGGCAGCGGATACTTGGCAAACACGGCTGTCGCCATCACAGGTGGTGGAGCTACAAACGCAGCTACTGCCGTAGCATCTGTAAACCTCAACGACATAGTAGACGTAGCTACGTTCTCAGGCCGCGTATGGGTGGCGGCAGGGCGTACTGTCTTCTATACCGCTGCTGGCTCTTACAGCGATTTCACAAGCGTTAGCGCCGGAAGCTTTACGCTTACAGACTCAACTTTGCATGGCAACATCCGTGCGATTGTGTCTGCCAACAACTTCCTCTACATTTTTGGTGACGACAGCATCAACGTCTTCTCTGACCTTCGTGTCACTAGTACTGGCAGTACGTTGTTCACAAACACCAACGTCAGTGCTAGCGTAGGTACTAGACGTATCAAAGCTATCTTCCCGTACTTCCGCTCTGTCTTGTTTATGAACGACTACGGGGTGTATGCCCTAGTTGGATCAACCACAAGCAAGCTGTCAGACCCGCTAGACGGCATCTTCACAAGCATTGATTTCTCTTTGCCGGTCACAGGTGGTCAGGTTCTGCTCAACAACATTCTGTGTGCAGCCTTCAACTTCACCTACGCCCCCGCTGGAGAGAGTCCACGGCAGTTGCAGGCAGTGTTTTTTGACAAGAAGTGGTTCCTGACTAGCCAAGGTGCGCTTGATCTGATTACGTCTTTGCCTGTTGCTGGCCTTATCAACATCTACGGGGTAGATGACAAGGACTTCTACAAGCTCTACAACAGCAGCACAGCGCCTATCAACAGTCAAATCCAGACTGCGCTTAGCCCTATGCAGGACACTATCCGTACCAAGCAGGCTTTGAAGTTTGGTGTAGAGGCTATTCTTGGGCAGGGCGCTACATTCACTATCACTGTGGACAGCGAGGAAGGCTCTAGCCCTCCGTACACGCTCAACAACTTTGCCCAGTGGATCAACAACTCTAGTCAGGTCATACCGTGGATCAACAACAGCAGTGTTGTGATAGGGTGGACGACGACAAATACCTATTTCCTTTACAAGTCAGATGCACAACAATACGGTAAGTATTTAGGGCTGACTTTGGAAAGCTCTGACCCTAACTTTGTGGTCAGCACGTTTGAGATGGAACATGAATTAAGAGTGAGGTTCTAACATGCCAGTCCCATTTGCTTTTAGCGCAGCAACAAGCGCAATCCCGCTGTCCCAACTGGACACAAACTTCGACACGACCATCACGCTTGGCAACACGGCTATCCAGCTAGGCAACACCGTCACTACGCTCAACAACATGACGTTGGCTAACGTGACCATTTCTAGCGGTAATGTGACTATCACGAACGTGACGGTGACTACAGCAAACGTAACGACAGTCAACGCAACCACTGTGATTGCTACGACTGCCAATGTCACTACTGCAAACGTAGCAACAAGCATCGTCACTGGTAGCGAAACACTGTCTTACGGTACGGTCAACGGCGTGGCCTACCTCAACGGCAGCAAAGTCCTGACCACTGGGTCTGCGCTGACGTTTGATGGGACGAATTTAGGACTGTCAAGCAGTTCTGTTGCTGCTGTCGTGAAGATTGATGGTTCTGGTCGTTACAAGCAATTTGAGGCGTATCAGTCAGGGGCACGTGAGTTCTATGTCGGCTACGACAGCACTGATTTAGTCGCTAGGATTTTTAACGACAACAATCGCCCGATTACTTTTGGCGTTAGTGGTTCCGAACAAATGCGCCTGGACAGCACAGGGCTGGGTATTGGGACGAGTTCGCCTACCGTAAAGCTAGACATTACTGGAAACGACCGCTTGATTCGTTTAAATGCCACAAGTAACAACGCCCTTATGCGTTACTCACTAAGTGGAACCGCTAAATTTTCGCAAGGTTTGAATGATCCGGTTGGCTGGATTTTGTTCGATGACGTTGCTTCTGCCTATCGACTGGTAGTGGATTACTCCGGCAACCTGGGCCTGGGGGTGACGCCGAGTGCGTGGTTTGCATCAAGCAAAGCGTTTCAGTTTGGCACCGCCGGTGTAATAGAAGGGCGTGTTGGCGCTGCTGTAGCTCAATTTGGGTGTAATTGGTATATAGATAGTGCTGGAACCTACAAGTACACAACAACCGCAGAGGCAACCAGATACTCATCAACCTCTGGACAGCACGCTTGGCACACCGCAGCCTCCGGCACCGCAGGCAACACCATCTCGTGGACGCAGGCGATGACGCTGGATGCAGATGGCGACCTCGGGATTGGGACGACTTCGCCGGCAACGAAGTTGCATGTTAATAGCGCAGCTATTGATGAGGTTGCAAGATTTGAAGGGACAGGTGACCCTTATATTTCTGTCTACGATTCTGGAACACGGCAATTATATTTTGGTTCAGTTGGCGCTTCAGATATAGATTTTTGGGTTGAAACAAATAAAAACCTGCGTTTTGCCACCAACAACACCGAACGCGCCCGCATCACAAGCGGGGGGTACAGCAAGTTCAGCAATGATGGGACGTATGTAAATGCAGCTGGCAGCTATCACGAATTTCGGTCAAATGAAGCAACCAATTTTTGTGTTGACATTGGTAGCACAAGTGCTTCTTTTACAGCAGGAGGTGTTGTTCTTATAAGGGCAAACAGGAACACAACAAACAACACTTTCTATGCGCTTTCTTATTACAACGATGCCGCAGGAGCTTTTAAATTCCGAGTGGCAGATTCCGGTGATGTAACCAACACCAACGGCACATACGGCACTATCTCTGATGCCAAGATGAAGGCCGATATTGTGGACGCAGGTTCACAGTGGGCAGACATCAAGGCTCTGCGCTTCCGCAAGTTCAAGATGAAGGACGACCCGTCTGGTCTTGTCCAGTTGGGTGTGGTGGCGCAAGAGGTTGAACTGACTTCTCCGGGTCTGGTAGATGAGCATCAAGACCGCGACGCAGAAGGCAATGACCTTGGCACGACCACCAAATCTGTCAAGACATCTGTGCTGCTGATGAAAGCCGCTGTCGCCTTGCAAGAAGCAATGTCCCGTATCGAAGCACTTGAAGCACAAGTTGCACAACTCAAAGGAGCCTAAACCATGACTACTATCACCTGGGTAATTTCTGCCCTTGACTGCATCCCTCAAACCCCAGAGGGCGCAGACTACGTTGTGACCGCGCATTGGTCATGCAATGGCACAGATGGCACATACAACAGCAGCGTCTATTCAACCTGCTCATTTCCTGTAGTGCAAGGCACATCTTTTGTCCCGTACAACCAGCTAACAGAGCAAACTGTGCTTGGCTGGATTTGGGCCAACGGCGTGGATCAAGCAGCCACTGAAGCCGCTGTGCAGCAGCAGATCAACAACCAGCGGAATCCTCCAGTTATTACGCCGCCGCTTCCATGGATCAGCCAGTAAGTGAACTTCAATTTAGTCGTTACACGCGGCTGATTGAATACGCCAAGCAACACCGGCCAGAGGGTCGGGTGGAGAAGCATCATATTATTCCGCGCTCTATGGGCGGCTCAAACGACAAGAACAATCTTGTTGAGCTTAGTCTAAGATTGCATTTTGTGGCGCATTGGCTTTTGTGGAAATCTTACCGAAACTCAAAAATGGCAAACGCTTTTTGGACGATGGCTTGCTGCAATGGGCGGCGGTTAAATTCAAAAACATATGACATTGTTCGTTCAGTTGCCGCAAAATCCATAGCGGAGTCCAAGCGCGGGAAAACAACATCAGCAAAGCAAAAAGCCGTTGTTAGCGCTTTAATGTCCGGAAAAGTCTTTTCTAAAGAAACCTGTCAGCGTATCTCTAAGGCAAAGACTGGAAAAAAACAGACAGCGGAGCATAAAGCTAAGGTGGCTGCACAAAGAATTGGCAAAAAATTATCTCTGGAAACCAGAGAAAAAATGTCTGCGGCTAAACGTGGAAAAAAACCAAACAATTGGAAAGGTTGGAAAATGTCAGAAAACGCAATAAATTTCCCTCCGGTGGTTACGCCTCCCTTGCCCTGGGTTGCATAAACATGGTCAACGCTCCTTTCACCCCTAGTGGTAACACGGTGGTCTTTACCGCTGCTACTACTGCTCCTACGCCCGTACAGGCAGTTTCCAGCACTCTTGGTGGCAACCAGTACAGGGTTATCAACGCAGGTCTTGTGACCGTGTTTATGGGGTTAGGTGCTAGCAATACGGCAGCTACTGCAAATGCAGTGGTTGTGACCAGCAGTGCTAGCTCTATCCCTCTTTTGCCGGGAACAGATGAGATTCTCACATTTGTCCCTAACGCCTACTTTACTGGTATCACAAGCGCCAGCACATCTGTTGTCTACGTGACTCCAGGCGACGGTTCGTGAGGTTGTCATGCTAAAGACTGTCAGCTCTATCGTTAACGCCATAGGCGCTCTCAACTACAAAGGTACGTGGGATGCAGCCACGAACAACCCTCCTCTTGCTTCTGGAGTTGGTGTTAAAGGCGACTACTACGTTGTCTCTGTTGCAGGAAACACCAACCTAGACGGAACTACGTTGTGGGGTGTAGGTGACTGGGCAGTCTTTAATGGAGCTATCTGGCAAAAGGTAGACGGTGGAAGCACAGGTGACTTCACGGCTGTCACTACAAATACTCTGACCGTCAACTCCTCTGCCGCTCTAAACCTCACAACTACCGCCAGCGCCGCGTTTGCAACTCCTAGCCTTCCTCTTGTGCCAGAAGGCTACCTAACCATCACCATTGCCGGTGTGACAAAGAAAATCCCCTACTACGGTGCTTAACATGGACAACCAGCAATTGTTCAACATGGTCATTGCAGCATCTGGCGCACTAGGCGGCTGGATGCTCAAAGTCATCTGGGATGCTATCCGTGACCTCAAGTCAGACGTGCGTGACATCAGTCAGACCATGCACAATGACTTTGTACGCAGGGAAGATTTCA